TGATGTACCATTAGCCACATTGTTAGCACCACCTCTATTTGCTGTTGTAGAAACTAATTCTACTTCTGTTGTTACAGCAGTTGTATGTATGTTAGCAAGTATAAGACCAAGAACTACAGTAGTTGTACTTCCAGCTGCTGTGTACATAACATAGGGAGTTCCAGCACTAGCTGGTTCTGCTGCAAAATTTATTGCCTTAAACGTATTTGCCATTTCTTATTTTCTCCTTATTATTATTTATTTAACCTAAAGCTATTGCCAAAGCTGTTGGATCGTCTGTTGAAAATCCTTGTGCTGACATTAGGGTTACTACTCTTGATAAAGCTGCTTTTCTATTTGTGCCACCAGCTCCATCATCAACTACGATTAAATCTGATGTTGTTAAGTCTGCTCCAATATCAGTTGCTCCATCAATATTTAAAGCTGATACTGAAACTTTATTAGCTGTACTGATCGTACCTAATTTTGAGTCTGCAACACTATTGATTGCAAGAGTAATATTTCCACTAGATGTAACTGGTGTACTGCCTACTGTAAATTCTCCAGCACCACTATCGGCTACACCAACAGAGGTTACTGTTCCTGTGTTACTAGGTGTAACTTGTGTGTAAGTAATTGATGTTGAGCCAACTGATCCTGTGTTATCAGTAGTACATAAAAATATTTTATTATCGTTTGTAGAGCCTTGATTAACTACAACCATTCCACCAGATAATTCTGCAATACTATCATGCTCTGGATCTCTTGATGCAGCACCACTTGATACTGCTAAGTATAATCCATTTTCACTAGCTGTACTTTGATCTTTAACTAAAACTCTATCACCAGCAACAAGAGTAATACCATCTATTGCATCACCAGCTTCTAAGCCATTTGATAAATTAACATTTGCAGTTGTTGCACATTCGGCTATCGTTCTAGTTCTAAGTCCAGCAACAGCTTGATCTACATAATTTTTAGTAGCAGCATCTGAACTAGCAGATGGAGAACCAAGTCCTGTTACTGCTCCACCAGATATTGAAACATTGTTTGCAGCTTGTGTAGCAATTGAACCTAATCCTAAAGATGTTCTAGCAGTAGCACTAGACTCTGTTACAAAGTTTGATCCATCACCAACAATAAAATTACTGTCAGTTGGTGTTAGTCCAGCAATATCAGTTAATTGTGCATCACTTGTTTGTTTTGCGTCTAGCTGAGTTTGAATTGCAGATGAAACTCCATCAAGATAACCAAGTTCAGTTGTTGTTATATCACTAACTTCAACTTTACCTGAACCATTTGATTGTAATGCTCTTGATGCTGTTAAGTCTGATGATGCTATTGTTGTTGCACCCCCAGTTAATGTTGCTTGTTTTGAATCTATTTGTGTTTGTACTGCACTTGTTACACCATCTAAGTAACCTAATTCTGTTGAAGTTACATCTGATACTGCAATCTTTTGTGAGCCATTAGATATTACTGCTCTACTAGCAGTTAAACTTTCAGTATCAATAGTAGAAGCTGATCCTGTTATAGTTGCTTGTTTAGCATCTAATTGAGTTTGGATAGCACTTGATACTCCATTTAAGTATTGAAATTCTGTGTCTGAGATTGTTCCATTTGCAATTTTAGTTGCAGCAATTCCTGTAGGTATAGAGTCATTCGTTTTTGATAAAGCACCAACATAAACATTTGTAATAGCTTCACTAGCCAAAGAACCACTGTCCCAAGTAACATTGACTGTTGTGTTTGTAGAAAATGATGAACTTGAGATTGTTCCAAAAATTGTACCAGGTGTTGATGCTGTTAATTTAATTCTTCTTCCAGCATGATAAACAGAAGTTACATTTGCACCATTGATTGTAAAAGATGTGCTTGACGCATAAGCAGCAGTAAATGCACCACTACCATCACCATATTCAATCCATTGTGCATCATTAAACCAATCTCTAGTATTCTTCATCAATGCTCTAATAGCATTATTAAGATTACTAGGTAGCATACCCTCATTAACATCAATAGAATTTAATGTAGTATTACTTGCTTGTGTAGTTGAATAATCTTTAATGTTTGTTGTCATGTTGCTCCTAATTCATAAACCAACTAAAAGCCTTATCGCTTTCAGTATTGTTTTTATTAATTAATGTATTTAGAGCTTCTTCCACTTGTCTTTGAAAAAACTCTTGAGTTTCAATTGAATATCTTATGTTATCTATATCAATCTTATCACTCATTATCTTGATCCACCTTGACTTGCAGTTAAATCAATTCCTTGTGCATTAGTCCAAATACTTTCTGCTGGTATTTTTACATTTGCTCTAAAATATCTACCACTTTGTCTTACAGGGTTAATGCCTGTACTATTCATAGAACTTGATGCAGAGGTAGTAACAGCATCTGCTAATTTATCTCTAGTCTTAATAGTTACATTTGCACTTGCATCTACAATTGGTCTAATGCCAGTTACATTTGCTCTAAGACCTGGAAATATCTCTTGCTCTTTTGTTTCAAGTTCAGCTTCTAAAGTTTTTCCAGAAAAAATTGCTGCTTTAAAATTTTCATCTATTGCACCAAGATACAAATGTCCTGTTGTCCAAAATGCTGTATCTAGTGAAATATTAATATCGTCTAAGTTCTCAGAAATAATATCCATTAACTCAACTGTGTTTGCTACTACGAATTGTTTAAAGATTTGTGATGCTTTAACTTTAGCAACTGACCACTTTTGAGTTACATAGTTGTATATCAGGAGTTTATCACAAACTCCAGTAGTATTTGGATTATCCTTACTTGGATATAACCAAATTGCTAAAGTATTAAATGGATCTACTGCTGCTGTAATTCTATCTGTGTATGCTTTGTTTAAATCACCATCAAAAAATCTATTTACTTTCTCAGCTCCTATCGGCAAAATTTGGTCGCCATTGATTTGAAAAAATCCATCTGATGCGTAAAAGAAAACTTGTCTATTGTCTTGGCAAACTGTTTGTCCATAAACAGCTCCTCTATTCGGTGATATTACTGAGAAACGAAATACTACGTTTCCACCCACAAAGTCCATACGAATTATTTGATCTTCTCTAAAAACATAACCAACCTCACCAGAGGTAATTGCCACAACTTGACCACCTGAGCCAGGCAAGTCTTGAGTATCTGATGAACTAACACCAGCTTCCCAAGTTGATAAATCATTTATTCCAGACCATGCAACTCTATTCTTTGCATTTTCAATATTACCAGTAACTAAAAAATCCCTAATAACACCTGAAACTTTAAACTTTGCTGGTACTGTGCCTGATCCACTAGACGTTACTAATGATTGTAGTGTTGCAAAATTAGTTGAAGTTCCCATTTCATAATACATAGGAGGATTAACTCCATTACTTGCTATTACGAATTGTCCAAACTGAGTAAAGGTAAAAAAATCTGTATCACCACCACTAACAGTACATGATCCTTTTACACTAGCAAAAGTACCTGATGTTAATTTGTAAATATTGTCTTTAGTTCCAACAAAAGTAAAAACTGTGTTTGTGTTATCTCTAAAACTACCAGCACCTTTTGCATTTTGTGTTACATTAGATGCACCACTATAAGCAACTAAACCTTTTACAGGCTTGTAACTTGACTGTGCATGATACACATTTGTTGCTACAGTTGCACCAGGATTTAAATGATCTGGTTGGTCTGGCAACCATTCACCAAAAGGTAATTGCATAATTGTTTCCTATTATAAAGTTGAAATAAATGGAGAAGCTACAGTATTCTCACCTCTAATTTGTAAAGGCGAACCACTAACTTGATCTTCTCTGTCATTTAATTCTAATCTTTCCATAGTAGTTGCATACATTTGTTGCCATGTTTGAACTTGCTGTGGATTAATGCCACCTAAAAAATTAGCAGCATGAAATAAAGCACCATACAAATAAATTGCTGGGTGAGTTGTTAAAATATAATTTGTTGTAGTTGTATCTGATAAAGCATCAAATGATTTATAATAATTTATATAAGCTGTGTAAGAGCCATCTGGTTTTGGAGAAAATCTAAATGTATCTCCTAAAATTGTATATGAGCTTGGTCTGCCAGTTGTAGAAGTTCCAACTGTACTATCCATTTGTGATGGTGTTTGGTATGTTAAGGGATATTTAGTATTACCACTTAAAATATACATATCTCTTACTTGCAAATATCCTGTTGGCAAAGCCTCTGTTTCAGTATCAACTGTAAAACTTGT